CGGCAACAGCGCGGCGTGTGCCTCGGTGTAATCCTCGCAACTGCGCCGCACGTGCCGGTCAGACATAAATAATAGTTTCCAGCACCGCCATATAACCCGGCGCGGGCATCACGGCGTCGGCAAAGGTCAGGTTGTGGTGATCCTCGCCGACCGCGTTCGATATGGCTTCCTCGATCCACGACCGATAGATGGTTTGCCCCGGGGCGGCCTTGACGAACAACATGTCTTGAATCTCTTGCTCTATTGAGGCCCGGGTCGCCTCGTCATCCTTGGCAAGATTGCTGATCGTCATGTCGAGGAAATATTTGATCGGGGCCATCACGTAACAATCCTTTACCGTCACCGGGCGTTTTTGGTCGATGTAGGCTGCCACCGTTTCGATGTCGTTTGCGGTCGGCCATCCGTCGTCGGCGGCGCGCAGATCGTCCATCAGGAATCGCACCGTCATGGTGCCGGGGCCTTGTTCGGGCGCGGCCCACGCCCGCGTTACGCCGGGCACCTGTTTGGCCCATGCCACATAATCATATTGCGCGCCGCCCATCGGCGGTTGCTGGATGCGCTCAAGCACGCGCTCGCGCAGCTCGTCATCGCTTTCAACGTCGATGCCGCCGGTCATCTCGACGATGGTAACGGTCCCATCGATACCCGCGAGCGCCCCGACAAACGCCAAGCTCGAGCCCTCGTCGAGGTTGCCCGCCGCGCCGGGATCGATGGCGCGGATCGCCACCGGCGTCGGCCCGCTGCCGACCGTGATCTGTGCGGTGGTTTGGTACAGCACGCCAGCCGAGCCGGTGAGCTGTGTTCCCTGCGGTAGCACGGTGCCGTTGATGCCGGTAGCGGTGCCCGAGCCGCTGGCAAACGTCGCGGGCTTGCGGCCATTGTCGGGCAACCATATTGCCGCATGACGATCGAGCCATTCGGTTTCGGCGGTGTCTGGCAGCAATTGCAACGCCAGCCAATCAATATACAGCAACACCAAAAACGCCAAACCAGCGTTGGCGTCGGACAGCACGCGCAGCACACTATTGGGCACCATTGCCGCCGAGTGCAGATGCGCGGTGATGTAGTCGCGGTTTTGCTGGCGGACCTCGTTAAGCGTCGGCGTTTGCCACGGCATTCAATTCAACTCCCGATCTCGGCCCACAGGGCCTGATATTGTAATTGGATCGCTGGCAACGGGCCGCGCCAAATCGTGATCTGCGCCACGATCTTTTGTAGCTCGGTGCGCGTCACCGTCACGTCAAAGCTTGAACAGATTCGGTTTTCGACAAACGGGCGCAACGCCTCGCGGATGTAGGAATCGATCCGCGCGATGGTCGAGCCTTGGCTGGCCTCGAAACCGGTGATCTTGTGGCGCTCGATCAGCCATAGGCGGCAACCGATGGGCCACGCCTTCCAGATCAGCTCGGCGTCGGTGTCGGCCCACCAGCCGCGCCGGTCGCTGTCGTCTCTGTTTGGCAGCACGTCGTCGGGCAGCGCCAACCGGTTGGTGCCGAGCGCCACGATCACGGCGGTCGCCAATGCCTCGGTTTCGTCGATCAGCCCGCCGGGCTTTTGCAACAGGTCGAATGTCACCGCAAACGGCGAGACGATATCGAACAGTCTGAGGTCGGGCATTATACCTTGGCCTTGGTTTGCTTGGCGGGCGGGCCCTCCGTTAAAACCTTTTGCCCATCCTCGCCCGCGCTATCGAGCCCGAGCCACGTCGGCCCAATGGTTTCAAACCGGGTCGTTGCCTTGTTGCTGACGGTCGGCGAGGTGACCGTGATCTTGTCGGCCTCGATCAACAGCGTGCTATTGCCGACGGTGAATTGCATCTTGGTCGGATGGTTGACGGCCCAAGAGTCCTTGGTCAGCGTCAGGCTGGTCAACGCCTTTTGCGTTGACTGTGCGCCTTGGCCGTCGGTGTCGCCGCCCTGTTGGCCGCCGCTCGTTTGGCCGCCGCCGTCGGTGGCCTTGCCTTGCTTGCCGCCCGCGCCGCCGCTCGCGCCGCTTTTCTGTGGCTTTGGCTTGTCGTCGCTGTCCATGATCTGGTGCACGATCTTTTTGCTTTTCGGCGCGCTGGTCACGATGCCGTCGCGCGTGAAATGCACTTGCTGACCCTGATCGTCGAACAGCGCGACCTCGCCCTCTTTCAGCCCGAGCAACCGATAACGCCGATCACCGGTGACGATCAGCACGCCGTGCGAGCGTTGCCCGCCGGTGAACACGATCAACCCCTCGGCCTTTTTCTTTTCCTTGCCCTGCCCGGTCGGTTGCTTGACCCGCGAGGTCAAACCATACGGCTCAAAATGCTCGATCTCTTTTTGTTTTTCCTCGGTATACAGGCTGACCTCATGCTCGCGAAACAGCGGGTCGTCGTCGTTTTTCTCGACGGTGACGCGCTTGATGGCGTTTTTCATATTGTCGCCAAGCGTGCGCGTCGACACTCGCATTTACGGTTCCTCTTTCGGTTGTGCTGGCAATGCCGTCGATGGTGCCTCGGGCGTCGGCGTATCGCCGACCTTGATCTGGTCGCGCCCGCCGAGCCGATCCGGCAACACCAGCTCCAGCGTCGTCGTGGTCCCGGTCGAGTCGTTCTGCCGACAGGTCGCCGCCTGAATGCCAAGCTTGGCGCGGTCCTGCGGCAGCAACATCGGCGAATAAAGATTGATCAGGTTGCCGACCTCGTTGAGCCAAAGCGATCCGCCCTGACGCTGCCAGCCGCGCACCGTGATGTTGGCGGTGAATATGGTGGCGGCGTTGAGGTCGACCGAATGGTTGGCAAACATCTGCGCATCTTTAACGTCGCCCGGCTGCGGCATCACCATCAACAGCGGCGATGGAATCTTGGCGTTGTAATTTGGATTCTTCGCCTCGGCGGATTGCGCCCGCGCCTTGTCGCCCCAATGCGCGTTGGTTCCGTGCTGATCGCCGTCGACCTTGATGGTGTCAGCGGCGTTGTCCTGCGACCAGACCAGCTCGGCTTGCAGGATGTTGCGGCCCTCTTGCAGATCGGCAACCTGTTGGCCGCCGCCCCTGATGCCGATCAGGTTGCCCATCGCGTTATCGAAAATGTGAATATTGCGCATCTGCGCCAGCCGCAAGATAAACTGAAACGGGCTTTCGCCCCAATGGATCGACACCCGCTCGAAAACCTTTTGCGCGCCTTCCGGCATCCCCTTGAGCGAGAATGTGATGCCATATTTTTTGGTGGCGGCGTTGGCCAGCTTTTCTAGCGTCTGGTTTTTGAATTGCCCGGGCGGCAGCACCAGCGAGCTTTTCGCCAGCGCGGCGGTGTTCGATTGGCAGACAAACCGCACGTTGTGCGAATTGCCATCATAGCTAACCTGTCGCACCGTCACCGCGCCGGTCAGCGCCAGCTCGCCCGCCAGCGTGATCTTGACCGGCGCGCCCGGCGGCAGCCGGATCGATTTCCAGCCCTTGTTGAGGTCGCCGATCTCGGCCACCACCAAGGTCGCGCGAGACACGATGTCGGAAGCGGTGCGGGTAACCTCGACCTCTTTCCAAAATTTGTAATTGGTGCCGCCCGCTTGAACGATGCAGATTTCCTGTGGTTTTGGCATGGATCATTGCGACAGCGCGCGAATGGGCATCTGCACAAACGCCGGATGCACCGGCTGGTTTTCGTCGATCAGCTCGCCGCACCGTGCCGCGTCGGCATAGAGCCGTTGTGCGATCCACAGCGCGGGTTTGGATAGCCCAAAATCGTAAACCACGATTTGCGGCAAGGGCCGCGCCCGTGTTGTCAGGTCGAACGTCACCGCCGCGTGCAGCGCGATGATGGAACGGTAGGACGCCTGATCGAGGCTGTCGCCCGCAACGGTTTCGGCTTGGTCAAACGCCGCATTCATGCGGTCGAGATAACGGTCGACCTCGTTGCGACTTGTCATTGTCGTGGCGGCCAGGATGCGCGCGCACTGCACCAGCGCCAACCGGATCACCGTGTTTTGCACCGACAGCGTCGCCTTATAGACCGGGGCAACGGCAACCGCGTGCTTGCGCACAAGATCGAGCTGGCTGACCGTGGCCCCGGCCCCGCGCACCAGATTGAACAGGTTGGCGAGCGGTGCACCGATGGCCGCATCCTCGATCAATTGCTCGGCGTCGGCGATCAGATCGCCAGCGGCGAGCCGCACCATCGATCCCGCCCGGCCTGCGCTGATGGTGACAATTTTCAGCAAGTCTGTGACCACGGCGATCACCAGCTTGGCCGCTTCCTCGCGGGCGTCGGATTTCATGTGTGGACACCACCGAGCGGATCGGATTGACCGGGGTCGACCAACTCGGTGTTTGAGGTGTCGACGGTTTGCGTCTCGGCAGTGTCGGCGGCGGTTTCGCTCGCGCCTTGGCTGTCCATGTTGATCGAAAAGCCCGCTTCCCCGGCCTCGACAAATTGCATATCGAACTCGGCCATGCCGCCCGCTTGCCGGGTTTCGCGCACGGTGTAGTCGCGCACTTGGCAAAGGATCGAGTCGCGTTGCAGAAAGGTCGGCAGGATCAGCAAGCCGGGGCCCTCGGCCTCAAGCGCGGCCTCGAGCAATTCGCGTTGGATGACATAGCTCGGCCCGATCACATAGCCCGTCACCGGGAACGTGCGCGCCTTGCGCCCCATGTCCTCGGCATAGGGCACGTCGCGCTTTGGAAATTCGTGCAGCACGATGCGGCGGCCCGACGACCGGGCATTGGCGTCAACGTGAAACGGCGCGCCGCGAAACAGCGCGGGCACCAGCATCGCGCGCCACAGTGGTGTTGCCATCGTCAGGCGCTTTCACTGGCCAGCGGCACGGTGTTGCCGCCGTGAATCTGCACATCGGAAAACACGCCGCCGCCGACCGCGCCCGCCTTCCTGCCATGCGGCAATCCGGCGAGATCGATGCGCACGCGGGCATCACCCTCGACGCGCGCAAACTGGTTTGACTTATTGGCAGCTTCCATCAGTCGCGCGCGTGGCACCTCGGGCTCGACCTCGGGCGGTTTCGGGCGCGGCAAT